ATAAAGCACTATGACTTTTTAAAATTAAACGGAGGCTTCAATGAGTAATATAAAATATGTTTTATCAAAGATGAAAAGCAAGTCATACTGGAATAAAGTTAATACTATAGAGTTTATATCGTTTATGACAAAGGTCACTATTATTGTCCCAGGCCTTCTTTTTGGGATGCAATGGTGGTGGCTTTATATTTTTGCATTAGTATCTAGCATGTCTTTAATATGGACATCAACAAGAAAGACTTTGCCAACAATTATTATATTTAATGTAATTTGGTGTTGCTTAGCTACTGCGGCGATTATTAAACACTTTATTTTTTAAATCTTTTAGCTTGTTATAAATATAATTTATTCTTTGTTCGATTTTTTGTTCAATTTTTCCAGCACGACTTTCATATTTATAATAATCTGTTTGAAAATATGGACTACGCATCATTTTGCTAAAATGGTCCCTAGGCATACTAGTGCTCTTTAAACTCCGACATAAATTTTTCAGCAAGGTCTACACCCTCTAAACCAGATTGCTGCATTTCTTGTATGCGCTCTGGAGTAAACATAGGGTTTACTTTTAAAGGCTTAATCCAAATATCAATTTCTTCTTCAGTGCGATTACCAATTTGTTTGTAGTACTCTTCTGTTTTGTAATTATAGAAAGTTCCTGGGTTATCTTCAGCTTTTAAAGAAAAATTAGAAAAAGCAAATCTAATACCAGACTCGACTTCTCTAACACCGTGGCTGTATGGATCAAATGCACTGTGTATGATTAAATCGCCTCTTTCAGGCTGGTACTCAAAGCAACCTTCAAATCTATTTCCTTCTTCTTTTAATGTTCCGTCGACATTAACGTCTGGATAATAAATTGCTCCTCCAGTAAAATGTCCAAAATATGCAACAAGACCGTAATCGATTAGACAGCATGTTGCGTACTTGTCATCTTGAGAAAGTCTGTGGCATTGTCCTTTTCCAGGACTATCTGAGTGGCAAAACATTCCGCCATCTCCAGGTCTAACATTTAATATTGATTGAGACGGATGTATAACATAGTGTGGGTGTAATATTTCACTTACAAGCTCCCAAAATTCTAAAAGACGTGTAGGTCTAGGAGAAACCTTATCTACATACCAGCTTATTAAACTCTTGTCGTATTTATTTTTATCTCTGTCGTCTTTTTCTAAAAGTTCTTTTTCAAGATCAAGCATAAGATCTTCAGGTATAAAGTTTTTAAACAGAAATATGCCGCTAGGTGTGCCATATGCATCCACGTAACTCGATAATTTTATACAATCTGGTCGGTCATAGAAATACATTTTTTCCCCCATTGCAATATGATTAATTGTATCACGAAATTAATATTAAAAACCCCTAGCTGGAGGCGGATCCAACTAGGGGTGTACAGGGAGCATAACTCAACCTGAATTTAAAGTATATTATATCTTTTAGGTAAAGTCAATTATTTTCTTCAGAGGGTTTAAATGAAGGAACAGGCCCTAAGAGATAGCCTTCTTCGTGATACTTAATCATTTTTTCAGTATCTTCATTTCCAACAACCTTATTAGAAATTAAAGAAAGCAAATCATAGATTCTATGCAACATTATGTATGTAACCATAGGCAGGTTGTCCTCTAAGTCAGAGGACTCATTTTTATTCTGGTCTTCCTGCATCTTGCCAAAAAATTTCTCTACCCATTGCATCAGTTTCTTTAATTTGAACTGATTCGTTTTCTATTTTGCAAATACAATTTCCATTACACATTTATATTCTCCTCAACACCTTTTACTATTTTATCATATGTTGACTTTCCAATATTATTTTTATATTTACACTCTAAGCAATATAAATAAATATTTTCTTCTAAATCTTGATTACAAAAAAGAATGGATTGGTCTACTGGGCATAAAAGCTTTTCAACCAATCCTTCTTCTGACATGGAGATGTAAGTTGATACGTATTGTATCCTCATCCCATCTCCTTTACTTTGTCGGAAATTTTAAATAAAATTCCTTAGCTCTTGGGGTTATCCCCTTCCAAGCTGACCAATCTTGACCGCCATTGGTCATATAATACGTTATCTCTGCGTTTGTTACTGGGTCGAATAACTCCTTGTTACTCTGTAGATCAAATTTCTCAAGTCTTTCTAGACCAAGATTTCCAATCATGTTTATTTGAAATAGTCCGTAAGAACTATCTCCTGTATTCTTATTCCCGTTATATGCAAGCGGTCTTCCATTAGATTCACGCTTTGCTATTGACCAAGCTTTTTTAAGGCTTAGTCCTTCGAATCCTACAGTCTCAAGTAGTAAAACTAGCTTTTCGTCTGTAAGCATCTCAGATGGCTTGTAAATCTCTTTACTAAAACTATCTAAGACTTCTTGCTTTAATTGGGCTTCAGTTTTCACTAAAGGCTTTACAGTCAAAGCGCTAGCTTGTGTGTTAGAAAACAAAAACAGTGTTGTCACTGCTATTATCGTCCAGTCACGAACTAAATCGCTAAACTGTTGTTTTATATTCTCCATTGGCATTTCCTCCTATAGAGATAACGAACTCTAAGAATAGCATTAAATGCAAACAAGTGTCAAGTTAGTTGACTAAAACAGCATCTCACATAATGATATATAAAAAAATATTTTTTAAGCATAGACCATTAAATAAAAGTTTGATACACTTAGAACTTCACAAATAAATTACACCGCAAGGCGGAGAAAAGGTCGTATATAAATGTCACAAACTATTGCAAACCCTTATGAAAACTTTATTGCTTTATCTAGATATGCAAAATGGGTAGAATCAGAAGGTCGTAGAGAAACTTGGGGAGAAACAGTAGATCGATATTTTGACTTTATGTTAAGCCATTTAAATAAAAACTATAATTATATTCCAGATGAAAAGCTTGTAGCGGAATTAAAAAATGGTGTATTTAAAAGAAACGTCATGCCGTCTATGCGCTCCGTTATGACTTCAGGAGCAGCTTTAGAAAGAGACAATGTTGCAGGATATAACTGCTCTTTTGTTCCAGTTGATTCACCTCGTTCATTTGATGAAACAATGTATATCCTTATGTGCGGCACAGGAGTAGGATTTTCTGTTGAGTATAAGTACATCAACAAACTCCCTTCCGTTCCAGAAACTTTTGAAAAGTCTTCAACTGTAATTACTGTAGAAGATTCTAAACAAGGATGGGCAAAGTCTTATCGTGAGCTACTTGCACTTCTTTGGACAGGACAAATTCCAGCAATTGATGTATCTAAAGTTCGTCCTGCAGGAGCAAGACTTAAGACTATGGGTGGAAGATCTTCTGGGCCACAACCACTTGTAAACCTTTTTGATTTTACTATTGCAAAGTTTAAGAATGCAGCAGGACGCCAGTTAAAGCCTATTGAGGCACACGATATTATGTGCAAGATTGGTGAAGTTGTAGTTGTTGGAGGAGTTCGTCGCTCAGCAATGATTTCTCTTTCTAATATTAATGACATTGAAATGGCAGCAGCAAAATCTGGTAATTGGTGGGAAAATAATACACAACGTGCACTATCTAATAACTCTGTTGCGTACTCACGCAAGCCAGACATGGAGCAGTTTATTTCAGAATGGAAATCCTTGTATGATTCAAAATCAGGAGAAAGAGGCATATACAATGTGGCCGCAGCTCAGGCCCAAGCAGCCAAGTATGGTAAAAGAGATCCAGATATTCACTATGGAACTAACCCATGCTCAGAAATTATTCTACGTCCTTATCAGTTTTGTAACCTTTCAGAAGTCGTATTACGTGAGCAAGATACAAAAGAGGATATTGCAAATAAAGTAAAGCTTGCAACAATACTTGGAACCTGGCAATCTACACTGACAGACTTTAAATATCTTAGAAAAATTTGGAAAGACAATACAGAAGAAGAAAGACTGCTTGGTGTTTCTCTAACTGGACAGTTTGGACATAAGTTCATGTCTGGAAAACAAGACATAGTTGCTTTAGAAGCTTATCTTATGTCTTTAAGAGAGTATGCTCGTGAAATGAATAAAGAAGAGGCTGGAAAAATTGGGATTTCTGAGTCTGCAGCTATCACATGCGTGAAGCCTTCTGGAACTGTGTCCCAGTTAGTCGGAGTGTCTTCAGGAATGCATGCATGGCATTCTCCGTATTATATTAGAACAGTTCGTGGTTCAAAAGGAGATCCAATTTCGGTATTCCTTAAAGAAGTGGGAATCCCCGTAGAAGATGATGTAATGAAGCCAAACGATACATACGTTTTTTCATTTCCAATAAAGGCGCCAGAAGGTGCAATTGTTAGAAATGATCTAACCGCTATCGAACACTTAAACATTTGGTTGGTTTATCAACGTGCATGGTGTGAGCATAAGCCATCAATTACAGTTTCTGTAAAAGAAGATGAATGGATGGAAGTTGGTGCATGGGTATATAAGCATTTTGACGAAGTCTCTGGAATTTCATTTTTGCCGCATTCAGATCATACTTATAAGCAGGCTCCTTATCAAGAGGTAACAAAAGAAGAATATGAGTCGCTTGTTGCAAATATGCCAGAAAATATTAGATGGGAAGATTTATCTTTCTATGAAACAGAAGATGGAACGTCTATAAATGCCACTCTTGCATGCAGCTCAGATGGAAATTGTGAGCTTGTAGATATTTCAGCATAGTGGTAGAATTATGGTATTGGGTAAAACCAAAATTCATGGGCATCCCGCCCACGAGGAGATGACAAAATGGCTAAATTTGCAAAAGCAGATTTAAACAAAGATGGAAAGGTAACAATGCAAGAACAGATTCTAGCAGCGTTAGCAAGCTACGGAAGAGCATTTCTTTCAGCAGCGCTAGCCTTATACATGACAGGAAATACAAATCCTAAAGATTTACTACTTGGTGGCATCGCAGCCGTTGCACCCGTAATCTTGAAGGCGCTCAACCCAAATGATAAGAGTTTTGGGTTTACTAATAAAGCATAATAATTAGTCAATTAAGAATACTCCTGTGCTAAAATTGGTACAGGAGTATTCCTATTTAGGAGACTATGGCAAATGGCAGGACAAAAGAACTTTGAAGTAGATCAAAATGCAACATTTAGCTTTATACTAGAATATAAAGATGATAATGACAACGCAATTGATTTAACTGGTGCATCTGCAAAGATGCAGATTCGTGATACAAAAGGTGGCTCTAAGTTAGCCGTCACCCTAACATCACCATCTGGTGGAATTACTATTAATGGTCCAACTGGGACACTAAATATTAAAATGACTCCAACCCAAACAAATAAACTCTTTTATCCTAAATCATCTTATGATGTAATGGTTGTCGATTCTAATGGGAATAAGATAAAACTCCTTGAGGGCTTTATGACGCTCAATAGATCGGTAACCATCTAATGACCGAATCAGTAATAGTTAAAGAAACTAAAAATGAAGTAATTATAAAAACCCCTGGACCGCAAGGACCTAGGGGTAAAACCATTTTAAATGGGACAGGAAACCCTTCAAATAATTTTGGTCTCGAAGGAGATTTTTATTATGATGTTTCTATGTCAAAGTTGTGGGGACCTAAAAGAACAGACGCATCCTGGGAAAACGCAACAATAATTGCTTTAACATCTAACACTCTTACTTATTCTTGGGAAATGGCTCAAGTTACTGGACCAGTTCAAGGTATATACTTAGTGGTGATAAATCATAACTTAGGATACAATCCAAACGTAACAATAAAGTCAAGCGCAGGGGATATACTTGAAACAGGTATAGACTATAACAACATAAACAAAATTACACTGACTATGGCACAGCCATTTTCAGGGACAGCATATCTGTCATAAGGGGGAAAGAAAATGGCAAAAAAGTTTTTAGTTAGTATTGATCTCAATAAGAATGAGTTACTCAATGCTAGAATTCAAAATTTAGGATCAGCACCATCAAATCCAGTATCAGGTCAGGTCTACTACAATACTGGCGATAACATCATGTACTTCTGGAATGGCACAGAATGGATTTCTACATCTGGCTCTCTAGAGGTTATTCAAGACGCTATTGGCGCATACGTAGAAGGCGGAGTAGGCCTTACAAGATCATACAATGACACTACAGGCGTAACAACAATAGATTTAGACAATACAGCTGTTACAGCAGGAACATACGGTTCAATTACCAAGGTTCCAACATTTACTGTTGACCAGCAAGGACGTCTAACAGCTGCTAGTGAGGCAAACCTAGTTATTCCACTAGACTCACAAACAACAGGCGATTACGTAGCAACAATTATTGGAACAGCTAACGAGGTAACAGTATCTCCAAATAGCGGTCACAATGCTGCAGTCACAATTGGCTTGCCAGACAATGTTGAAATTACTGGTAATTTACAAATTGGTGGAAACCTAAATGTTATTGGAACTGTCAACTCTGTAAACACTACACAGATTAACATTCAAGATAATAAAGTTAATCTTAATTCAGGATTTACAGGAAACCCAGTAGCAGATGCTGGAATCAGAGTTGAGCGTGGAGACAAGCAGGATGTCGAAATCTTGTGGAAAGAGTCTTCAGAAAAATGGCAATTAACAAATGATGGCCTAAACTATCACTCAATTGCTAGAAAATATGTAGAGGTTCTTGGAAGTCCATCTACAACTTATAATTTAATACACAATTTAAAAACATCTGAGGTTACAGTTCAGGTTTTTCAGTCTGCCAGTCCTTTTGCTCAAGTTGAAGCAGATGTTAACTTAACAAATGAAAATACAGTAACAATTAATTTTGCTGTTGCACCAACAGCAGGAGAATACAAGGTTGTGATTGTAGGCTAAAATGTCACGAAAAATGAAGGTGTTATTAAATTTACTTACACTGGTAACAGACCCAGAGGTAGGGCAAGAAGGTGATGTTTACTTTAACGTAACCTCTAAAAATTTAAGAATATTTAATGGTTTTGAATGGATTGAGCTTACACCCCCAAGTACAGATCCTACACCATTTTATAGACACACTCATGCTTATGATGGAGAAGTAGCAACAATTGATATGCAGAATCCAATAACATTTTTAGAGTATAATGAGATAGAGTCTGCAGCAGTAATTCTTCCAGAAGTTGTTGGAATGGATGGAGGAGGCCCAGTGGAAACAAATGTTAATCCGTCATGGGAAACCTTAACGCTATTTGATGGCGGCACAGAGCAAGAAGTTTTAGAGAATGAGAATCTAATAGATGGAGGAGGATCCGAAAACATCGTAGGAGGAGATATCCTAGATGGTGGAGGATCACACGAATAATGGCAACTAGAATTCAATTAAGAAGAGATACAGCACAGAACTGGTCTTTAAACAATCCTATACTTTTATCAGGAGAAATGGGAATTGAAACAGACACACTAAAAATAAAAATAGGTAACGGTTCAAGATGGAACTCTATTTCAACTTATGCATTTAAAGTTGGTCAAGCCAACGGAGTTGCAACACTAGACTCAACAGGCAAAATTCCAGCATCTCAAATTCCTACAAATATCAACATATCAGAATTAATTGATTCTCTTACAACTTCAGATATTGAAGAAGGATCAAATTTATATTTTACAAATTCTAGAGCAGTATCAGCAAACGCTTCTGCAATTACAAATGCAATTGCAACAGAGGTTACAAATAGAAATGCTGCTATTGCTACTGCAAAGACTGAAGCCATTACCGCTGCATCAACAGATGCTACTACAAAATCTAATTCAGTACAAACAGCAGCAGCTTCAGATGCTACAGTAAAAGCAAATGCTGCAAAAAATGAAGCAATTGCAGCATCTTCAATTGATGCTACTACAAAGGTTAATTCTGCCCTATCAACAGTTGCATCTAATTTGAATTCAGCAATTTCAGCAGAAGCTTCAAATAGAAACTCAGCAATTTCAACAGCAGTTTCAGGAGCAATAAATACTCTTACAACAAGTAATATTACTGAAGGAACAAATAAATATTTTACAGATGCTCGTGCAAAAGCAGCAGTAGCTTCTGATATTGCTAATGCAATTGATGCAATTCAATATGATGCAGGCATAACCGATCTTGCTTCATTTACAACATCTAATTTGGCAGAAGGCGCAAACCTTTACTTTACAAATGCAAGAGCAATTTCTGCAACAAATAATAAGTTTAATGATATTTTAATAGCAATCAATACAGCAACAGATGATTTGTCTTTGACAATTTCAAATGACTATTTATCTAAGTCTGAAGCTGCCAGCACATATGTAACATCACAAACTTTATCTAATACAGTTTCAGATTATGTTTTAGAATCAGATAGAAACCAACAAGGTGGATTTGCAGGTCTTGATAATACAACTCACATATTAGATTCAATAATTCCAATAACAATTGCTAGAGTATCTTCTCCTACATTTACAGGAACAGTAAATGCATCAAATCTAACTATTACAGGAAACCTAACAGTATCTGGAACAACAACAACAGTTAATTCTGAAAATTTATCAGTAAATGATCCACTAATAAAACTTTCACAAAATCAATATACCGCAGATGTTGTGGACATTGGTATTTATGGTTCATATGGAGCTTCTGGCAATAATGCAGGAAATCACCCACACACTGGGCTTGTCCGTGATGCATCAGATAAAAAATGGAAGCTAATATCTGGAGCAGCAGAGGCAATATCAAATGAAATAAATTTTGCATCAGTAGTTTATGATACATTAAAAGTTGGAGGCCTTGAAGTTGGGTCAGTTACCAATACAGAAATTGGATATTTAAGTGGAGTAACAAGCTCAATACAGTCTCAGATATCTTCTAAGGCCCCTGTAGCATCACCAACATTTACTGGAACAGTTTCTGGTATTACAAAGTCTATGGTTGGACTTGGAAATGTTGATAATACAACAGATGCAAACAAACCAATATCTTCTGCTACACAAGCTGCATTGAATGCTAAATTAACATCAGCTCAAGCAGATTTAAAGTATGCAACAATTGAAAATCCTTCATTTATTGGAATAATGGATTTTTCTCAACTAACAGTAACTGGACTTGAACTAGGGGATCCACTTCCTGCACAAGCTGGCAACTCTGGAAAATATTTAACAACAAACGGATCTGTAGCCGCATGGTCAACAATAAATCTTTCTGATTATCTTTCTAAAACAGAGGCCTCTTCAGATTATTTAAAAAAATCAGATGCAGCCAATGCTTATCAGTCTAAGATTACATACGGAACAAGCCAAACACCAACAACTGCTGGCGTGGCTGGCGATATTTACATACAGTACTAGGAGGAACAAATGCCATTTAAAATTTTTGACGGCTCCTCTTGGAATCAATTCAAAAATATAAAAATTAACGACGGCACCTCTTGGCAACCGTATAAAAAAGCATTTGTTCATAATGGTACAGAGTGGAAAGAAATAGTTGCACCAATACCAGTAAATACAGCATTACCAGAGCTTTCATGGTCAACAGGCATACCTAACATTGTTAATCAAAATGTATCTGTATCAAACGGATCTTGGACAAACTCTCCTATATCATATAAATATCAATGGCAAAGCGGTTACTATGCAGTATCTGGATCATTAATATGGGAAGACATAGCGGGAGCAACTTCTAGCTCATATTCAATTACTTCAGATGAAATATGCATGTTTATGGTCGGAAGATTAATAAGATGCTCTGTTATAGCCATAAACAATGCAGGAGAAAGTTTGCCTTCTTACGGATCAATGTTTCAAACAATTATTGCTCCAGAAACAATGACATCTCTTTCTGCATCTGTTTCAGAAAATGGAGTAGTACAACTTTCATGGAGCAGATCAAAAGGTGCAAATGGCTATTACCTTCAATATCAAGGCCCAGAAGTTGCATTTACACAAATGGATTTAGGTGATGTAACATCTTACACCATAAACACTGGACTAGCTTCTGGGACACTTGGAATATTAGTTGCTCCAATAAATACAACTAGCCCGTGGAAAGCATATTCTAACTCAAATGTTCAAGGTCAAGGAATGAATGCTGTTATATATGACCTTAAACCACTTAAGCCAAGAGTTACAGCAACATCTGTTGTTCAACATGCAAATGCTGTAACAGTGAGCTGGACAAATGAGCGTTTAACACAAACTTCTTATGAAGTTAGAACAATTGCAGTAGATGGAGCACCAGTAAGCAACGGACCACTGAATTATTTTTATGAAATGTATAATGGCTCATCAACATCATGGACATCAGAAAATCTTCCAGGCGGACGTGCTTACACCTTTAAGGTTGTGGTAAATGGAACTGCTACAGGGTTTACAGAAACTTCTTGGGAATCAAATTCAACTACAACCACACTTCCAGTACCATCTGCTCCTTCAATTATTGAGGCTCCAGTAATAACTAGCACTGGAAGATACTTTGGCTTGTCAAGAGGAGCTTCATGGGCAAATAATCCAGATTCAACCTCCTATAGTTGGTTTGCAAACGGACAACCACTTGGTCAATATGGCGGATCAATTACTTTAGACAGCTCTTATGATGGACAATCAGTTTATGTTGTATCTTATGCAACAAATGCAGGAGGATCATCTCAATCTCAAAGTAATTCATTAATTTGTTCAGCCCCGTCTCGCCCAACTAATCTGACTAGCCCAAGAATAATTGAATTAAATGGAAGCATGGTAGTTACAAGTGACGGTACTTGGAATGGCAATCCAACTTCTTATAGATATGAATGGAAAACAATAAATGATAGAGATTTTACATTAGGAGTAGGAACAAATAGCTCTTCATATAATTTTGGATCAAATAGAACAAATACTTATTATGTTCTAGTTTGGGCAAGCAATCAGTTCGGAGAAAGCTTATCTGCTGCAATTTCAAATTCTTTAGTACCTTCAGCAGGCAATATAACATACGGATCATGCGAATCTTATTCAAATGGAACTGACTACGGCTACGATTGCTCTGGAACTACAAAGATGACCTGGACAAGAACAATACTTGATTATAGAGAGCCTCAACTTTCAAATGGTGTTGCAAATGGAACATATAGATATGGATGCTCGGCAAGAACATATGGAGAAAAACAATATGGACCAACCTATGCTTGGACATTTAATTCTGCAGATTGTGGATATCAACAAACAAATTGTACTACTTGCAATTCATATATTCCATCAACAGGAAACTATAGCAGAAATG